CTTGCTCTTTGGGAGACTCTCCCTCTTTGGGAAACTCTCCCTCTTTGGGAGACTCTGGGGGAGGTCTGTATGACAGATACTCTCTACTTCTTACTCCTCTCTTTAGGTGTCACCACGGGGGTGACTACATTGATTCAATTTTTGAACCACTTCAGAATTTGCAATGAAATGCAGCCTCCTCCTCTTTGTCTTTGGGAGATCTTCTTTGGGAGGTAGGAACTATATTGATTCATTTTTCGAATCAATCCAGGACAATTACGACCTAGAGCCAGGCAGCTCCAGCATGATGGAGGTAAATATGGCTCCTGGAGGGCCATTGAATATTGACAACAGCCTCTACCTGTGGTATAATAAGGGCAGGAGAATGAAATATGCCCAGATTTTCAAAAAGATCCCTGGAGAATCTATCCACCTGCCATCCTTTACTACAATTAGTAGCTAAAGAGGCCATTAAGTATGTAGACTTTAGTGTTATCTGGGGACATAGACCTGAGGATAAGCAGGATATGTTCTTCAGAGAGGGCTTTTCGGACTTAAAGTGGCCTTTCTCTAAGCACAATAAAGTGCCTTCTGAGGCTTTTGACATAGTTCCTTGGCCTATTAACTGGGATGATAGAGAAAGGTTCTTTTACTTAGCTGGAGTTATACTAACTGTTGCAAAAAACAATTCTGTAAAGGAAATCTCCCTAAGATGGGGAGGAGCTTGGGATGGCTCCTTCAATGTGAAGGGACAAAGAGATGATTTAGCGCATTTTGAATTGCTAGATTGATTCATTTTTTGAACCAAAGGAGAAAAAAGAGTGCCTAGAGTAATAAGAAGGACTCCAGCTACTGAAGAGGCTATGAAGTATGGCTACAGGAGTTTTCTCCAAGACATTGTAGCCCAAGCAGGAAGGAATGTCGAGAGGATGACTTCTGGAGGACTTGGGAAAGAGGAGCTTCTCGAGATGGCTCTTGCGGGAGTAGGGGCAGGAACTAAAATTGCTAGAGGTCTTGGGAAGGGAAAGTTTCCTTTCTCTGTAAAGACTACCGATCTTCCTTATTGGGATGGTGTACTTAAGAAACCTGCTTACTATAAAAAAGCTGTAGGACTTAAAAGAAGGATTGAGTTCATGTCCCCTGAAGAATATTTTGATCTTATCGAGAAAAAGACAAGTTTCTTTAGAGATACAGGACGCAGAGCCGAAGACCTTGCTGATCCTAAGTTGATTAGAAAGTATGCAAAGGAAATGAGAGAGGGAGCTAAGTTTCCTATGCCTGGGCTAGAATATAGAGCAAAAGATTTAGCCCAGGAAGGAAGACATAGAATGCTCGCGGCTAAGACCCTAGGAATTGATAGAGTTCCAGTTCTTGTAATGAAGAGTACTCCAGAACAGAAATTAATGGAGAGGTTCTCTAAGGAGGGACTCCGCTACGATGCTTTCACAGAACCTCTTCCTGGCTATGGTTATCACCAGTGGACTCTGTATGGAGAGGGACCTGCGAAAGGGGCTACGTTTGGTACTAAGACTACAGGCCTAGAGGAGATGGAAAGGAAAATTGCTGACTTGATGAGGAAATTTTCGAAATAACTAGATTGATTCAATTTTTGAATTAATGCTGACGCCGAAGCCGCACTACCGCCGTGGCGTGAAGAAGGAGAAAGTAGTGGGAGCACATTCAAACAACTTAACACCAACCATAAGTCAACTATGGCCACACCATAGGAGTATGGCAAGGATGTTTCTTGAGGGAATGCAGCCAGGAGAGGTAGCCCTAGTGACTGGCTTTACTCCTGGGCAGATCACTCGAATCCTCCATAGTCCTCTCTTCGAGGCAGAACTTGCACGTCTAGAGAGCCAAGCAGAGATAGAAGTAGTAACTGTAGGGAATGACTTGAAGAGAATGGCAGGAAGGGCTATCGAGATACTTGACGAGAATCTTCATGCAGAGGATTCCACCGAGATTTCTAGGGAGTTGAAGACAAAGACAGCATTTGATGTACTCGATAGGAGTGGACACGGGAAGAAGGTTGATGCCCAGAGACATCTACATCTTCATGCTCATGCTCACAAGAAGGTGCAGGAGATGGAGCAGGTGGAGTTGTATGAGACTGTGGAGGATTTACTCCAGGAAGATGAAGAAGTGATGGAGGCTGGGAGTTGATAGCAAAGTTTAAATGCTTGAAATGTGGTTATTTGTATGAGGATAAGCCTGGGCCTACTCAGTGTCCTAAATGTAGGCATCTGTGGGTTAAGTGGCTTAATTATGAAGAAATGCGGACTAAATTGGGTTGGTAGACGAGAGGGAGCTAGAGTTGATTGAAACAATTAGTTATCCTAAAGATCCCGCAGAGAACCTCAGGTGGAGAACTAAGCTTCTTAGGAGAGCAAGAGTTAACTTGGAATTCCGGGAGATGCTGAAGAGGTTGTTCTATGAGGATATACTGTTTGCTTTCAACGCTTTTTTCTATACTCTGGATGTTAGAAGAAGGCCTCATCACCACCAGCCCTTCTGCACTTATTCCTACCAAGATGTAGAGATACTTGCACTAAGGGATGCAATAAATAGAGGGGAGGACAAGTGCCTTGAGAAGTCGAGAGATATGGGAGTCACGTGGATTGTGCTCGGGACAATGTTCTGGTTTTGGTGTCAACCAAGTGGAGGAGCTGACTTTCTCCTGGGTTCCAGAATTGAAGACTATGTGGATAAAAAAGGTGACCCTAGGACTCATTTTGCGAAACTTAGGTATCTCCTTAATAGGCTTCCGAAGTGGCTCAGACCAAAGGGTTTTAATCCTCGGAGTCATGACACCTTCATGAAGCTAGTAAATCCAGTAACAGAAAGTAGTTTCACTGGAGAGTCTAACAATCCTAACTTCAGTACACAGGGAAGATATCTTGCTATTCTTTATGACGAATTTGCCAAATGGGAAGGTTCTGATGAAAGTGCCTGGACAGCTGGAGGTGATGCCTCACCAAGTAGGATTGCGGTGTCTACTCCTTTTGGTGCAGGAGGACAATTTTATAGGCTGGTTACAGACGGGAGAACTCGAAAGGCTACGCTCCACTGGAGCCTGCATCCAAGGAAAGCGAGAGGACTTAGTTGTCTTTGGCCCACCCCAAACGAGCACGAAAAAGGTGATAGAGGAGCTAGTTGGAGTCCAGAAGAGAAACTGACAAGTCCTTGGTATGAAGGACAATGTAAGAGACGGCTTCCTAGTGAGATTGCCCAAGAGTTGGATATTGACTATCTTGGAGCCGGACGTCCTGTGTTTGAAGGAAAGGCTTGGGAGATGCTTAAGGCTTGGCATAAGAGAGTTGATGAACCAGTTGAGTTTCTTGCCCCTCACCTTTATGACTTTACAACAGAGAGTATTGGAAGTCCTAGTGACTGGGAGGGCTACATTGTTGTCTACGAAAAATGTCAAAATCTCCATAGCTACGCTGTTGGTACTGATGTGGTTGAGGGAGTCGAAGCAGGAGACTACGCATTTATTGTCGTGCTTGATAGGAGCACTAAGAATATCGTTGCGGTCTACTGGAGCAGGCTTGACGAGATTCAACTTGCTTCTGTTATTCTCATTGTTTCTAGGCTATACACTAGTGATGAGGATGCTCTTATGGAGCCTTGGGTTGGGATTGAGGCTGCTCCAGGTCCTGGTCTCGCAACTTTTGATAAAGCATTCGAGTTGGGAGTCAGCAATCTCTTTATGCCTCCCCGCTATGATGTCACAAATGGAAGTGTCTCGTTTAAGAAAGGATGGAGAACAGACAAAAGCTCCAGGGCAGAGCTAGTAGCGGGAGTAAGAGAGTATCTTCTCGACAGGGCAGGAAATTTGAATAGTCAAAGGCTAGTGGGGGAGTTGATGACTTTTGTCTACAATAAGGTAGGGAAGCCGATTGCTAAAGGGGGATGTAGAGATGACGGAGTTATGGCATTTGGCATAGCATTGCAGGTAGATGAAATTGCTCCACTTGAAGAGAAAGCTAGGAAGGCAAAGATTCTTGACCTGAGGGGAGTTATGGAGCAGGCTATGAGGAAGCCAGAGAGGATGCCTGTTATTTCGACAGAGGAATTGTGCCTGGCAACTGTTATGAAGAAGAAAGCTTTTAAGGATGAAACTAGTGTCCTAGGGGAGGTAGAAGAATGGCTATAGGAGTAGAACCATACAAAGGAGAAAGAAGTCCTCACAGTGTCACTATGAGTCGGAGAAGAGGTAGTGGAGAAATGGATGAGATGGAGGAACTCTTTGAACAACTCATAGGAGGAGAAGGACTAGGGGAGACGGAGGAACTTGAGGACTTTGATTGGGAAGGACTCTGGGATAGTTTCATGGGAGAAGGGATGGTAGAGGAAGAGGAAGAGCAGATACAAGGTTCTCGCTATCCTACAATGTTCGGAGCTCCTACTTCAAGACAATCTGGAGGGATGGTTGGCAGAGGGACACCTTTTCAATACTATTAGGAGGAAGAGAAATGGCTAGGTTCACAACACCGATGACTCTTGGGGAAATGGAGAAGAGACTCAGTCCTCTTGAGGAGGAGTACGGAATGGGTCCTCAGAGGAGAGAAGAAGAGGAAGGACTCTTTGGTCCTAGAGGTTTCTTTGGGAACATTAGAGACTACTACGGAATGGACTCCTGGGGTGACCGGTGGAGAGGACTCTTTGGAAGAGAGAGAAAGAAGCCTGCTTATACTGTTTACCCTGAGTGGGGGAAGGAGAACATAGGGACTCTGAGGGAAATCACGAGGGAGACTAGGTGATGCCAGCAGCTTTTGAAAGGTGTCTGAAGGCTGGGGGGAAAGTGAGGACGAAGAAGCTTAGTGACGGTAGCTATATGAAGATCTGTATCAAACCTGGAGGGAAAAGTGTAGGTGGTGAAGTTCACAAGAAAAAGAAGGAGAAATAAGATGGCAATTCAAGAACACGGTACTATAGAAGAGTATGAATTTATTGAGAAATTGATTGGAAGGTGTCTCCTTAGTCGTTCTTTCGAGGCAATAATTATTGATATTACGGAGGCCAAAGAGGATGAGACTTAAAACGAAGGTAGACAATCTGGAAGCTCTCGTGCTTGATCGCTTCAATGATCTTGAAAGTGGTCTTAAGAGGGTTATTGCTAGAGGTGAAATTGTACTAATTCTACGGGATGAACTTCAAATCATGAGAGAGGAGAAGAAGGAGCTTCTTAATAGACTGATGGCTCGGGACTTCGAGACTCTGCAGACCTATACCGGTGGAGGAGAACAAGAGGAGGTTGGAAAGGAAGTGAGACCTGAGGAAGATGCTGATAATGCGGGAGAAATTCTTGAGGTCCTGGACTAGATTGATTCAATTTTTGAACCATTGGAGAGAAGAGAATGGCAGCAGACCACCTAAAGACAGATAAAGAGACTGTGAAGAAGTGGCTTAAGAAGCCTAGGAGCAAGAGGGAGAAGGAAAGAGACACTGACTGGGCTTTTCTGAAGAGGAAGTATGATCTTGCTCTCTCCCTGAGGAGACCCTTTGAGAGAAGGTGGCTCATTACTCTCTCATTTCTTGCAGGACGGCAGTACGTGTTCTATAATCAGACTGCTGAGATGCTCCAACAAATTCTTCTAAGGAAGGGAAAGCAGAGGATTGTAGACAATAAGCTACTCCCCAGGTATCGGAAGCAAGTTTCCCGTCTCATTAGAAACAATCCGACTGTGAGTGTGGTGCCCTCCAGTAGTGACCAAGAGGACATAGAAGCTGCTCGCAAAGGGACTAAGTTCCTCAAGCATTTCTGGCGTAATGGGAAGATGAAGAAGAAAGTGAGGGAGCTAGGTGGCTGGATCTACGCTACTGGAAATGGGTTCCTCTCTGATGCCTGGGATCCTATGCTTGGGCCGACAAAACTTAATACTGAGAAGGGAGTTTTGGAATATGAGGGAGATGCTACCTGTGGGGTATGGAGTCCTCTTGAGGTTGGCTTTCCCATTGCTGGCCTAGGAGACACAGACCTACACGCTCTCCCCTGGATGATCAGGATGAAGTACAGAAGTCTTGAGTATCTAGCTGCTAACTACGAGTTAGGGGAGTTGGTGAAGAATGAACAGAAACCTCCTGGGACTTTTGATGTAGGGATGCTGTGGAATCCTTCTGCGGGGGCTAGCAGTGAGGTGGAAGGAGCTACGCTTATAGAACTCTACGTGAAACCGAATAAGCAATTCCCCGAGGGACTCTTTCTGGCTGGTGCCAATAAGGTAATGTTGGAGAAGAGTATCTATCCTTTTAATCACTATCATATGGAGCAATTCAAAGATATTGAGATACCGGGAGTATTCTGGGGTATGGCTACGTCAGAAGCGGCTATCTGGCTCCAGAAAATCCACAACATGACTCTCTCGGATATTGTGGAGTTTAACAAGACTATGGCTAGGGGGAAGTACCTAGTACCTAAAGGTAGCCAGATGGAAGTAGAACCAGATGATACTCATGGACAGAAACTTCTCTACAAACCAGTAATGGGACACAAGCCAGAGATTCTTGATCTGAAAGGACTACCGAATACCTATGACAAGGCTCTGGCTCTTGTTGCCCAGGGACTTATGGAACTCTACCACCAGCATGAAGTAACGCAAGGGACTAATAAGAGTGACATTAGGAGTGGTAATATGGTGGAGTTACTTCTCGAGAGTGACGATATGGGCAATATTCCTACCCATGCGGTCTTTGAGGAGTCTCTGGAAGCTACACTGCACAGGATACTCTTGAGAGTGCAGAAGGGATATACGACTGAGAGGATGATTAAGATTGCAGGGGAGGCTAATAACTATGAGGTGTTGTCTTTCCAAGGAGCAGACTTGAAAGATAATACTGATGTCTTTGTGAAAAAGGAAAGTACGCTACCTGATTCTAGGGTCATGAGAGAGAGGAAAATCACAGAACGTTTCAAAGAAACACTCTATGGTGATCCTGCTGATCCAATGACGAAGAGAAAAGTTCTGAAGATGCTAGATGATGCTATCATTGAGGATATTTATGGAGAAACTCATCTGGATGAACAGAATGCTAATATTGAGAACAGAGCACTTCTCGCACAGCCAGGAGTAGTGTTGGCTTCTAATGACTATGATAATGATGGAGTTCATCTTCATATCCACAAGAGCTTCAGGAAAGGAAGGACTTACCAGAAGGTGAAAGAGGGGAATCCTGAGGAGGGACTTGTTCTGGATGCTACTTTCCAGACACATGAGGCTTTTCATATTAAAGCTCTGGAAGAAAAGATGAAGATGCAAGAGAAAGTTGTAAACCTTAATGAAAGGAGGAAGTAGGAATGCCAATAACAAAAGAGGTACTGGAAGCTTCAAAAATAAAGGAGGACCAGGAGTTCGGAGAAAGAGTAAAGTATCCACTAGCAGTAAAGTGGAACAAGTTTGTGAGGTATATGCAACAGGCAAGAGATGAATGGACAAAGCTTCAAGAAGAGATGGATGGTGTTGATAGGAGGAGGCTAGAGGATTATCCTGTTGTAGCCCAGAAACATCTTGGACGCTTCAGGGGTGTTAAGTTTGAGTGGATGGCGGGTATGTTTACAGACTATTATCGAGGAGCTGGAGGACTCGATGATATGCACATAATTCTTCCTCCAGAACCTAAAAAGGAGAAGTCAGATGCCAGGAGTAAAAAAGATTGATGAAAGCGGCAACCCACCAGAGGGTAACGACGCTGGAAAAATCCAAGTTGATGGGAAGGACTACTCAGTAGAGGATGTCCAGAACTTAGTTAAACAAGGAGTTTCTGCAACCCAGAAGACGCAAGAGGTTGCAGGCATACTGGCTGCTGCGGAGAAGTACGGAGTAGATATTGAGACTTATCTGGGGCAGGCAGAAGGAGCATTTGGCGTTATGAGTCAGTTAATTGCTGATAAGGTGATTGACGAGAAGGGAAGCATAATTAAGAAAGAACCGGTTAAATCTACTGGTGATGATCTTAAAGGAGACGATGATTTGGCTAAGCTTCTTAACTTGTCTACGGGAGATCCAAGTAAGTTGACAGGAGAAGAGAAGATTGGAGCAATAGTTGCTAAAGCTCTTGAGCCTCAACTTGAGGGAATTAAGAAGCTAGGAGAGCGTGTAGCTGCTGTAGACAAGACACAAGGAGATATGATCCGACTCAGTCTCGAAGAGAAAGTCATGAGTAAGTTTCCGAATCTGAAACCTAATGACGTTTCCCAGGTCTTTGGAAAGGCTATGGACGATAGGACTAAGAGTCTGTGGGACCATGCAGAGGCTGTGAGTAAAGTAAAGACAGGGGAATTGGATGTTCTGAGAAAGGAGCATGCAAAGGAGTTTGGAGTTAACATTGAGGAGTTTGATGAAAATAAGCTGAGGGAGCAAGAAGCTGGCGGTGGAGCTGGAGTCTTCTTTAAGGGGAAGAAGTTCTCCTTTGACAAGAAAGGAGAGGATGTAGTAGATCCATCAAAGGCGGCGAATGAGTATATCGAGAAGATGGTCTCCCAAAGCTAGGAGGCAGATTGAATGGCTTTTGCAACATTGGCAACTTATAGTGAGGTCTTAAAGACCATCTATCTTCCTGCCGTTCAGGAACAGTTGAATCATGGAACTATTTTAAGTGATTTGCTTGATGTGAATGAGGAAGATATTAGTGGTAAGGACGCTAAGATTGAATGTCACTACGGGAGAAGTAGTGGTACAGGCGCTATAGCTGACGGTGGATCTCTTCCAACGGCTACTTACCAGAAATACATAACTGCAACAGTCCCGATGAGATATATGTATGGTAGGATTCATGTAACCGGTCCTACTATGGCAGCTACGAGGGACGAGCGAGGGGCCTATGCGAAGGTTCTGGACTCTGAAATTAGGGGTATTACCAGAGACTTGAAGATGGAAGTTAACAGAATGCTCTGGGGATGTGGCTGGGGCCTAGTGGCCAGATGGCACAGTGGGAATCTTAATACTGCTCTTAATTGTCCTAAGAAGTACAGGGGCAACAGTGCAGGTGGAGACTGTTTTGGTACTACCTTTGGAGCGAAGTACCTGACTGAGAGGGGTGATGCGGTGTTCCATGTAGTTAGTGGAATGTCTGGTACCTCCGCTACCTATACTCTTGGGACGACTGATATAGTAGGTGGTGCTGTAGACAAGAGTCGTACTGACTACGACATAGTCACATGTGGTACTGACGCAGGAAACCCGGCAGAGGGTGACTTCTTTACAAGAAAATCTGCCCTTGCTGTGTGGGGGGCAGCCGGAAGTGCCCACCGTCGAGAGATGATGGGTCTTAGGGGTATTGTCACTAACACAGATATGGAAGACATAGCACTCGTCAATGCGACTCATGCTCCGCCAGCTGCAGGTGATGGACTCTACGTTGACTCTCTGCAGGGGCTTACGGCTGCGAGTTATTCTTGGTGGCAGGCTCAGGTGGATGTCCATGCGAGTGGAAGGTATGCAGGCCAAAGGGCACTGACTCTTAACCTGATGGACACTATGTTTGACAAGGTTGAGGAGGTAGCTGGAAAGGATTATGGTCCTGACTTGATTTTAACTACTCGGCCTCTTAGG